AACCTCAGCCCCTTCATCCCCCGCCAGTTCGCCTAACGCCTTACGCGCCATTTCGTCATCTTGCGGGGCGAGAGCGCGGGCATCCTTGCCCCACTTGATCGCCTCATTCTGCAACCGCTCAAACTCCGACGTGTTGGTAATGCGCCGCAGCGTCACCTTCTCGCCAAGGGGAAGATCAACCTCTACCGTGGTCGCCGGGTTGGTGTACCGACCTACAATGTCACTCAGGTTCATCGGCGTTCACATCCTCCTTCTTCGGTTCTTCCTTGGGATCAGGCTTGTTCACCCCGCCAAAGCCGCCCACCCCGGGCGTAATCTGCTTGTTCTCTGCTTGGCCTTTGTCTTTCATGTTAAGCCGTGGCCGCGTCCGTCAGGGCACCAACGCCCGCCCAAGTCATGCTCTCTTCCACCACCGCGCTATTGCTGATGTTCACGCTGTAGGATTGAATAAGCGCGTTACCACTGTACGCCACCCCGCCGCTGGCCTTGCTGGTGAAGGCAACCGCAAGGGCCGCCTGAGGCGCGTTCAGCACCTTCTCAAGAATCGTGGTCGTACCGGTCGGTGCGCTGGGGTGGTTGCCCGTTAGCGGGTCTTGCCCCACAAACGAGACGTTCACCATCTGCACCTGGCCAACTGAGGCATTATGCGCCACGCTGGTAATGATAACCGGGAATGTCACCTGCACCCCGTTCAGCGTGAACGTAAAGGCCAGATCAGCGTCCCCCGGGGAATCCAACGCCGCCATGAGCGGAACGGAAGTAGTCGGCACCTTTAGAACCGCGCTGCCGTCAATCGTGCTGCCCGTGTAGACAGGATAAACGTGACCGTCCTGGCAAGCATCCCCCATCGCATGAACGGCATTGACGTTGATCGTCAGGCTTTCGGTGTCCGCGACAAAAGCAGAGCCCCCGATGCTGTGCCCGGTGAGGTCAAGGTTCGTAACGCGGAACGGGGCCGTCTTGGTGTTACGCGCCGTGAAGGCAAGGCTCCAAGAGTTTTTGACCGCCTGCGGGTTGTTATACTTCCGCGAGATCGCTTGGCCTTCCGCCGTCGCTACGTTCTTGGTGAGCGAGACCGTGCTAACGAGCGGGGTGTAATCCACCGCGTTTACCGTCAGAACGCTTACGTCTAACTGAGTCGCCCTTACCGACATTCTACGCTAAGGTACGGCTCTGCGCTGGAAGTCTCGAACGGAGACGATGTAGCCCTGAACCCGCGCCCGGTGCCGAAGCCGAAGCAAGCCATCCTTGCCGTGCCGCTTGCGTTCGCCCATGACCTCACGCGGCTTCATATACTTGGTGCCCTTCGGGGCGAATAGGAACTTGGCATGAGGCGCGTTCGAGCCCACGTCCCAACCGTTGCGTCCTGCTTTCGCCATGAAGATCCCGCGCCGCACGGAGCCCGTCCATCGGTTCGTTGGAAGAACCTGAACCGCGCCCGACCGGGAGACTTGCCGCCGCCCGCTATCCCGCAGACCCAGGTTACTCCCCCGCTTGGCCGCTTGCAGTTGCCGAGCCGACCGAGCCCGCCGCGCGTAAGGGTGACCCATGCGCCGCAGGTCTTTCTCTTGCAGCGTCCCCGTGGTGGCGTCTCGCAGGTCGTTGGTGCCCTCCTTAGCGAGTTCCCGCGTAACCTCCTCAATCTTCTTCCCGACTAGACCAGCCCGCTTGCGCTGGGCCGCCGCTAGTTGGGCCGGAGTCCGGTAAATGCCCATCAGGCCGTGGCCGTGGCCGCAAAGGTCGTTGCGTTGTGAACCAGCGCAGACGTAGCCCTAAAGATTCGGCGGTCAATCGAAAGACTGCATTGGTAAGAAAACGCGCATCCGTACCGCTTGTTCCCGTCGAACCGAAGCAACTGAGCGTCTGACATTTGTCCAAGGTAGCCATAGTTCCCCATGTTCGCCACCCCGTAAAGTTCCGCCTGAGCCGCCGTAAGGTTTGCCACCATGCCTGCATCGTTGCCGTTGGTCACGTCGTTGGCAAAGATTCCGGTGACGTCGAAGGCAATGACTACCTCATCCGTCTTGGGCGTCTCATTTTCCCATGCTGTGATCCGCGCGTCAATGAACACCACGGGGTAGCCGCCTGCGTAATCCTCGGGCAAGTCAAAGGGGTCGAAGTAAATCTTGACCGGGCTCCAAGCCGTCTTGATCGCATCCACCAACGCGCCCCGCACGGCCAGGTAACTCGTTTCCAAATCGGCCACTACTCTCGCACCACCATCATTTCCCAATGGTCTAAGTTAAGCCCATGAACAATGTGCTTCTTGGCTTTGACAATCCAAGACGAACCAAGAATCTGCAACTCGCCTTCTAGCGCAATCGTGTTGCCGTCGGAGGTGTTGCACATCCAAACGCCGCCGCGATCTTCTTCGATGCCGTACCGCTCATACGCCTCCCGCGCCGTCAGTTCATCCAGTTGCCCTAGAATCGTCGCTGTGGTGGCCGGATGGTCCGCACCGACAATCACGCCTGCCGTAGTGCCAAGCGTGTCAGTGACCGCGCTAGGGGCTTTATACGTCGCACTGTGAGGGCGGAACGCAAGAGCCATCAGAAAATCTCCGCGCGTCGGTAGCGCATCGCCGTAGTCTTGAACTCCGAGTTGAGCCGGTCAATGGTCGAACGCCCGGCCTCTTGCCCATACTTGATCTTCACTAGCCCTTGCTCAAGTTCCGAGATCGAGCCCGACGCGCCCGCCGCAACTTCCAGGCACCGCGCCACCGCCCTGTTCAGCACCGCCAGCCAAGCATCCTCGTGAATGTCATCGTCGTAGCCCAGCCGCCCCGTCACTGAGATCGTCCGGGGTAACCCCGTCAGCGGGCGAAGAAACCGCAGCCCGGTAATCGGCTTCATGCTCGAACTGTTGTTATAAGGAAGTGCCCAGTAATCCGTCCCCTCGGTCATCGTGGTCCCGTTCACCGATACCGCCGTAATAGTAAAGAACCCAGGAAGGGAGAGCGTGTAAGCATACGTCGGGTCGAATTGGCGGGTGCTCGTGCCCGCGTCTGCTAGAAACGGCTCCCAGCCCGTAAGCCCCTCCCACTCTTGCACGGTTGCCGCCACCACATCCGCCGCCGTGTAGCCCGCCGGGATAGAGGCACCAAGGGCCGCCACCGCCGCCGTTAGTTGGGCTCCCGTGGGCCATGCACTCTTTGGCATCTTGAACTAAGGTACGCGCCCCTAAACGCTTTGATCGAAGATTTCCATGTAAAGGAACGGGTCGCTGTTCGGGAACGAGAGAACCGAATCATCCGCAAACGTGACCACGAACCGAGCCGTCCAAGTGCCGGCAATGAAGGTCACATTGTCTAGCACCACCTCCACCTGACCGTTTACTGCCGACACAATCGTGCAAGGCTCATCTATGCCCATAGGCGACTTGAAGCGAACCGAAGCCGCCGTGGTCAAATCAACCGCCCCGTTCCGGTCTTGCAACGTCGCCTCAATCTTAGGCAGCGTGTCGCCAATCGTAAATTGAATGTCCGTCATTGAACCCGTGTCCTAGTTGAAAGTACCACCGCGTAAGTCTGCGTCCCCTGAACCGTTGCCGTGGCTTGCATCGAAAGGATGACCGCCGTGTAAGGAGGCTCGGCAAGGTTCGTCTGCGGGGCAAAGGTGCCCGACCCGGCAAAGGCCGCCGCGTCTTGAATCAGTGCCGTGGTGGCCGTGAAGCCAACGCCAAAGGCGTCCCCACTTGCGCTGAACGTTGCCTTGTCCTGAGCAAGAGCCGACGTTGCCGAGAATGTTGGGGTTGTTCTTGTTGCCGAGCCCGCAAAGGTCGCCGCGTCGTTGGTGAACGCGCCTGTCGCCTCACGCCTTGGCAGGAACGAGGCAAGGCCCGCAACCGTAGCCGCGTCATGCGTCAGTGCGCTCGTTGCCGAGAACGTCGGAGCCGTGTAAGTCGCCGAAACTGCGACCGTAGTCTTATCGTGGGCAAGTGCCCCCGTCGCCTCGAACGCGCCAGGGGTAAACGTTGCAGAGCCAGATGTAGTGACCGCCGCAATGGTGGCCGCCACGGTGCCGCTAAAGGCAGCCGCACCTTGAGCCCGGAGCAACGTAAGGAGCATCTTAGATCGCTTCTAGTTGGTCTATCGTCGTTTGCGTTTCGTCGCGTTCGGCGTCAAGTGCCACCACCCGGTCCAAATCGCCAATCGCAAAGGCATAGTCCCGCTGACGCGCCAACGCCGCCAACTTGTTCCGAAGCAACGTTTTCACATCATCAAGGGTCATACGAGCGGAATAAGCTCCTGGCACAAGGTTGAGAGGTGAGACTGCAAGAGCACCACCCCGTATTCGTCGGTTCCGTCAATCGCCGCAAATGCCGCCATGCGACCGCCTAGCGTAGCCGTACCAGTTTGAATGAAGTCAGTAGCAACGTAAGGCGAGAACACCCGGTTCTTAGAATCGAAGCGATAAATCTGGGAGAGTTGCGAGGCGACATAGACGTTGATGTACGTGTAGCGACCCTCTTCGCCCGCAGGACAGTAGGCCCCCGTGGTGCCCGCGCCAAAGGCGTTCACGTTGCCATCGTAGGCAATCGCCCCCGTCCAAGTGCCTGTGGTGCCACCCGCAATGTCCAGCACGTCGAGAGTAACCGCGCCGCCTCGGAAGAAGTAGCAGAAGGAGTGCCGCGCGTACTTCGCCGGGTCCGGTTGAATCCCCCAAGAAGGTGCCCACAAGCATCCCGCCGCGTTGGCCGCCGGAGCCGTGCCGAAGTAGGCCGTGCTCCATGCGTCCGCCGCAATGGAGTTTGTTCCGTTGTTGATCGTCGCGTCCGTATAGTTGTAAGTGTAGGTCGTAGTGTTCGCCGTCGTCCTAAGCACTAGCAGATTCGGAAGTTCGATGACAAACTTCGCACTGCTCGAAGGCGTTGTGGCCCATGCCGTCCCAAGCGTGTAGACCGGGCTCGGCCCCGCCGTATGGCTTGAGATGATACGTCGCTGCCCGACCGCCGCCGGAGTGACCGTATCTTCCACGATGCGAATCTGGAAGTTTCGGTACTCGTTGGCAAGTACCCCTGAGTCGCTACCCGACGCCCGCCCGGTGATGGACGAAGCCCCGGAGGCCGTCGCCGTAATCGCGAACCGACCGCCGCCGCCCGAGTCCGTGTCATGGTTGCCCAGGACCATCCCTTCACCCGGCTTCATGTCGAATGGGTTGTATTGTTCGTCCAGGACGACCATCGCGGAATCGGTCGTAAGCGTGGTCGGAAGGTTCGTAGTCCCTCGGTTGGCAAGCGTGTTGGTGGCAGGCTCAAACGAACGGAACACGCCCGCCGCCACCGAACCCGAGCCAAGCATATAGAGGCGACCGCAAAGAATCTCATAACGCGCCCCGGTGGCCGGAGTGAACGAGAACGCCGCGTCTACCGTGATGGCCGGAGCAGTGCCCGCCGAGTTGCCGACAATCCACCGCTCCTCAGTCTTGCCCGCCGTGGTGTCAATGATGCGAAGCCGAAAGCCAAGCTCACCAGAACCGCCTCGGTTGGCAAGCATGTTCACGCCCACCGCCGTCGGGAGAGCCGTCGAAAGCGTCACGCTCGTGGTCGTAGCACCCGCCGCAATCGTGCCCACCGCGCCGAAGGAAGGGACAAACGCCGACGTGGAACCAGCGCCGAACGTGCCCGCCGTGAGCGGGTTGGCAATCGCAAGCTGCCAGGACTTGCTCACGATGTTGTAGCGGTTCAGGACCGCGTTTGAAACCAACTGATAGATGAACGGGTTTCGCGTGGTGTTGTTCCGCATATCCGCCGCCATCGAGGTAGCCGCCGCGTGGGCGTTCGGAGCGGGCACCGTCTGGACCCACATCATGCGGTCGATGACTTTCTTGAAGGTATTAGCCATAATTTTCCTTTAGGTGATTCGTGAGCGGTGGCAGTCAGCCCATGCGCTCCAGTTCGTCGCGTTGATGAGCATCGACCCATTCCGCCCGTCGATGTTAGTAAGACCCGTCACCGTAGTGACGCCCGCGACCGTGGTCACGGTCGAAACTGTGGTGACTGTGCTAACGGTCGTTACCGTCCCCGACTCGATGACCGCCGTCGAACGTTGCCGCCCTAACGTCCGGTCGAAGCCCATTGGGCTCATGAGGGCGTCCAGGATGCGCCGCAGGATAGAAGCCGCGCCGCTGATTTCTTGCACGGGCATGGGGTTTGCCACGTTTACATCGGTTGCTACCTTTGCATCGTCGGTGCCCTCAACCGTGACCAGATTGACCGACTGAGCATGAGCGGACTCGCCGGAATAACTGACGTCACGAGACGCAATCTTTACCCCGGTGCCCGGATCGTAGCCAACATTATCAGTCGGCACGGACGCCCTCCATCTTCGCCAGCAAGTCTAGCAGGAACTCGCGTTCGTCAGGCTCCACGCCTTGCGCCAGCCGGTCGTAAATCGTTTGAGCCGTAAACCCACTTTCCGCCACGCCGCGGACCTCTACGTCGAAAGTAATCGTCACTACTGCGGCACCGTGACGGTCATCGAAGTGATGGCAATCGTGCCGCCCGAGACAATCGCTTTATTGTTGAACACTAGGTCGGGAGTGTCGCCTGAGTTGCCCGCCGTGCCTTGGAAGATGACAGTCCCGCTGCTGTCTTTTACCCGGAAGTGCCCCGCATCACCCGAGGCATCCGCGTTCGTGTCCGACGTAATCGCGGCCGCCGTCGCCACGCCCGTCGCAGCCGAGCCAAAGGCCGGATCGCTGAAAGTGAGGGTGCCCAGCAACGTGCCCGAGTCGGCGGTGGCAGGCGTAGCCGGAGGGCTTCCGGTCCGAATCTCAATGGTGCCCGCGCCCGAACCACCGTCTACCAAATCCACGATGGAGTCACAAGCCGCATTCCGGGCCGCTGTGCTGATCTTGAAATCGCTCGGCATACTACGCTAAGGTACGGCACCCGTCGGCCCGAGCCTAAACCGCCCGGACGCAAGCCCGCATAAAAAATGCCCCCCGGTTTCCCAGGGGGCTAGTCGTTGGTAAGGGAGTGTCTTAGAGGTAGATGTAGCCGATGTAGATTTTGCCGACCACGCCAGCCACGTCGCCCGAGGCTTCAGCCACGTTGAGGAACTGGTTGGCTCCCCAGACCATCGTCTGCTCGCCGTTGGTGCCCGCATCTTCCGCGTTGGTGTAAAGACCAAGCGTAGCCAGCGAAAGGCCGTCAATCAGGCCGTCGTTCACCGTGGTTGCAGCCGCCCCAACGCCGATGTCCACCGTCGAAGCACCAGTCGAAGCCGTGGTCACGCGAATGGTGATGTCCTTGATGAGAACATCGGAGCCGAACGGGTTAGCCAGGGAGCGGTAGACGCCCGTGGCGACCGCCGCTGCCTGCGAGATGTCGAGTTCGTAAGCGTAAGTGCCGCTTTCGTTGTTGCCAGAGTATCGTGCCATGTCTTTAGAATCCGGTCACGCCAACCAAGGCCGCCGGGCGTCGGTGCTTGATGCCTGCGCGAACATAGGCACGAGCGGTGCGGATGAGCTGTTGGAACTTTTCACCGTCCGAGTTGGTGAAGTCCACGGTCATATCCTGGCGAAGAGCAATCGGGAAGAAGCTCGTGTCAAGAACCATCGGCTTAGTCGCCGTGATCGCATCACACTCCACCACGGGGATGCCGCTAATACGCGGGGCCACGAGGTCTTGCAGAATGTTGATGTAGAAATGGCCGTCGGCCGCTTGCGCTTCGACCACCTTTTCCCAGGCGTCCGGGTGCATGATGATCAGGTTGGGGTTAGCCCGTCCCGCGATCCGCACGTTCTTGATCGCCTTGCGAATGGTAGTGATGGGGGTATCCCCGACTACGGTCGCCTGCGACTGCGCTCCCGTCAGGTCTTGCAGGCCCGCCAGTTCCGAACCCGTGCCAAGGCCCGCCGCCAGCTGGCGGTCAAACTCTTGACGAACCATCAGCGGGAGTTCCATTTGCATCATCGCGGCAATAGCCGAATCGTCCGCAAACTCCTGTTCAGTGATGTCCATCACATGACCAATCACGCGAATGGCCTCGCTGACAATCTCGCTCGTAAAGGTCGAGGCTTCGAGGGCTTGCCCTTCCAGCTTGGTCTTGGCGTTGTTCGTCCGCACCAGTTGGCGGCGATAGACGATGCTATCTTCCTGCGTCGGATAGAACGAGAAGAAGTCCAGAAGCTGCACCGGGCGGCTGGCCGCAGGCACAAAGTCAGGCTCCATCGTGGCGCGGAGCGGGTTGTTCGTGCCGTTGATGACGCTCTTGGTCTCGGCAGTCAGGCCCACCGGGCACTTGATCCCGTGAACGTCCGAACGCTTGCCCACATGGCTCTTGAGTTCAGCCAGGTAGTTAGCCTTTTCGGCGGCGACTTCGAGACGGTTGGCGACCACTTCCGGGCGGTTCCAATTCTCTACGCTAGAAACGAAGTTCAGGTCCGCTTGCTTGCTGTCAAGGGACGCCACCAGAGTTTCGACCTCGGCGCGTCGGTCCTTGGGGATGTCGCGGAACTCGTTGCCCGCGTCATCCTTCACCAGCGGAAACTGAGACAGGAGGCCCTTGAGGTCTGCCTGTTCTTGCGCAATTTGCGCGTTCAGTTGCTTGATGTTCATTTACTTAGTAAGTTGTTCAGCCCGGAGTAAAACATCCTGCCACCCGTCGGGGAAGGAGTCAAACTCGGCCTGTTCTGTCTTGGCTTCGAGATCGTCAATGGCTTCGAGGCAAAGGGCAGCCACCGCGCTCAGTTCGTCCCTGAACTTGGCAAGCCGCTCATCATTTGCGCCCTTATCCTTGATCTCTTGCAACCGATGAACGTAGTCCTGAACCTGCGCCGTGAGATTCTCGAACTGTTTGGCCCGGGGCTCGCTGTGGCCCTTAGCCGCTAAAACTGTCGCTTGGTCGTTGGCGGGCATCAGAACCACCGAAACCTCAAAGACCTGGATCTTCTTGAGGAATCGAACCCGCTCACCCTTGTATTCGCCTTCTTCGGATTCCTTGGTGTAGTAGCCGATGGACAGACCCACCTTCTTCCCCTTGGCAATTCGCTCCGCTACCTTGGTGCGCAGGTCTTGGGCGTCCTGAGTTGAATGGTAATCCATCTTCACCCAAAGCCCATTGGCGTCCTCCTTGGCCTCCATGACCATGCCCACCGCCTTATCCCATGCGTGGGCCTCGCCCATGAACCCTTCATCAATCAGGGTTTGCAGATCGTCAAACGCGCCATCCATGAGCACGTCCTTGTAGCTGTCAATGTTGTGCTTGACCGCGCCGTAGCCTTCGAGGTAGCCCGCGCCATCGTCGCCTACGCTCTTGACTTCTAGAAGTAAGCTCTTGCGCTCCATTACTGGTAAGGTACGGTCCTCACGCGGCAAGCCCCAGCGAGGCCACTAGGTTGTATTCCACGGGGTCGAAGGACGCCACCCCCTCCACTGTCTCCACCCGGCACCGACAATTCCCCATGCAGGGAGTGTCCATCTGTCGAGGCATGGTGTAAAGAGTTTCGCGGTAGTACGGCGACTGGTCCGCCAGAATCGGGCAGTCCGTGCAATGGTCCGCCGCGCCGAGGATCCAGTTGAACTGTTGCCGCGTTTCGTGGTTGTCTACCCAGCCCCAGGACGCACTTGATTCCATCTTGGGCGTATACATCCCGGCCCGCCGCGCAATCTCGCTCTCGCGCCATTCACCCGCCTCTGCGTCGAAGTATCGCGGGTCGGTGCCATCCAACGCTGCCAAGAACCCTCGGAAGTAGGAAAGCTCAGTAAGGCCCATCATCGTGCCACGGTCCACCGCCAGCCCGCGGACCACGCCCTGCACCCCTGCGACCTCTTGACCCAGGATATGCGCGTCTGTGTGAGTGCCCGCC